GTATTACCCAAAGAAAACGAAAAGTTTTTTGTGTATATAATGAATCGCGACCCCTATGGGGAAAATTTTTTGATTTACCTATAGCGTAACCTCCTCATATTTTTGTAACAAATTATTAGGGGCTACCTAAAGATAACCCCTAACATTCGTTTAGTACCCCCTGAGTTTAACCTTCTCTTGCTTAGGTTTTCCCCCACGTTTAGCTGATGTGCCTGTAGGAGCTTTCTTAGCTGCTGGCTTAGGGTTTGGATATCCTTTCCTTTTCATTCGTTCTCCTAGTTCTTGTGGTCTTTGATTTCGCCCTTATTACTATCATAAGGAAATCGTGTGTTTAGATTACGAACACCATGATTTTTCATAGTCAAAGGTCTAGTGTTCTTAGGTGAAGGTGTTGGGTTACGGTTGCCAAGGCTCGTATTGAAACCCGAATTTCCAACGTCTCCGTGAATCTTTTTCATGCTTTTTCTCCTTTCGTTTTAGTAATGGTTTTGCTCTGTACTGTTTGTCTTTGCCTATCTTTTCCACTCTCAGACTTTTCACAACACCCCTTCTTCTTAGTAGGTGGATATACAGTATTGTAAGTTCCACATTGGACTAATTCTGTAGGCTTAGTGACCGGAATACTGATCATACTATCCTTACCAGTAAAGTTTAAATGAGTTACTTTCATGTACGGTTTACACTATTTAAAGGGACACACCCTAAGTTAAGCTCAGGTGGTACAGGTTCATATTCTTTTATACGTTCTACTTGCGCTGCTAGACATTCTTTTTCTGATCCAAATATTTCTATAACTTCCCCATGTTCAATACTGATGGGAGTTATTTGAAGATTTAAAACTATTGCCATCAATAACCACATTCACACCTTAACCCAAACATTCTCATCTTCATAGGACTGATCAACCTTTTCCATAAAAGACCTGATGTTTTCTTCAAGTTCATATTCCTGACGTTCCTTATATGCTAGGTTTTCGTCAGCTGCCATTTGTTCTACCCAATAATTGACACCCATAGCTAGTACATCAATTCTATCATCGTATTGTAATGACCCCTTATCTCTAGTTAGTCGAGTCATTTGGTAAAACAACTGTCTACGGGGAGCTTCTTTGTGCTCCTCATAGTCTCTTTTGGCTTCTTCCAAGTCAATTACTAGCCTATGTTGGTTCATAATTGGCTCTAAAACATCAATAATTCTAGCCTCTTTTTGTTTTTGATGCTTTATTTCTTCTACATGACATTGGTGGTATCTGAATAATACTGGTTTAAATATCTCAGTATACATTCCATCACCAAAGTTTGCTTCTATTTCTACTACATTTACCTTATGTTCAGCTGCAATTTTAGCTAATTCATTTAAAGTTCGTTTATCATAGCCACCTTTAAGTCCACCTATGGCTAATACAAAGATTTTACCGTTAAGTAACTTAGTTACTACATATCCAGTTTCGTCTTGTCCCCGGCCGCTAGGATCAATGTGCATAGCAGACCCAGTATAATCGTAATAATCATCAGATACCTCAAATGGTTGGTAGAAATAATCTCCAGTAAGTCCAACTGCAGGTAAATCCATAAGTTCTTTCTTACCCCAAAGAACCCTACCAGGAGCTTGATCTGTAGATAGAGGTATAACCAGCAAATCTCTTAGTTTAAGTGGGTATCTCTGATCATCTTCGCCAGAAGTGTCCAACATAAACTGTAAAGCAAAACCAGATTTACCATAAGAAGCCTCTCGTTCAGCTAAATCAAGGCTATCAAACCGTTCCGGGTCTGTAGGCTCTCCAACGTCTCTATTAAGCTCGTTTATAAAAGGGGCAAGCTTAGTACCATAAAACTCTTTTAGCTTATCTGTGGGCATCTGAGAAGGCCAAATTCTACATTCATACCCTCTATTCTGCAATCCAGCGTATAAACTTTCTTCTACTTGTGGTGTTCCTAGATATACTATTCGTCCAACCTTAGGCATTACCACAGCATCAAATTCTTTAACAACCTCACCAAGCTTATCTCTCATAACTTGAGTCAAAGCGTTGGATAATACTTCAACATCATCAGCAATAATAAAGTGTGCTCTCGATCCTACGATTTGTCCGGTAATACCAATAGACTTAACGCTAGGAGCATGAGCAGCCCTAGAGGGAGCGACATCAAAAGCAACATTAGAATTTCGTTGATCCTCTCTTGCCTTGAGATGTTGGAGGACAGGCATTTCATTAATGATTCTTTTAGTAAACGTAGAAAAGTCATCGGCTCTCTGTTTAGATGCAGATACAACTAAAAATTTAAGTTGTGGATCACATAATAACTTCCATACAACAAAAGCAGAAGTGATCCAAGATTTCCCAACACCTCGAAAGGCCTGGATAATAAGTCTTTTAGGGCCGCCCTGGAGATACTCACCGATATCATATTGTATAGGAGTAGGGGGAGGTAGAGCAAGATGCTTCCAAGCAATATAAAGAAAATTACGGAAATCATTTTTAATTAGGTCTAGCTGATTCTTCAAAAGGTAATTCCTCTACTAATGATTTAATATCGGCATTGTTAGCACCAAGACACTCAATATTGTTGTCTCTGAGAAATTGCCTTGCCACATTGAGATGGGCTGGAGTAGCCTCACCTGATTGCAGAGTTTCTGCCAATGCTCTAGCAAGTAGACCATGTAGTTCTCCTAAATTATTTATTGTTGCGTTGCTCATCACACACCTCTTTATATATATCGTTATTTCTAGCAACTTTACCTAAGTCTTTTACTACCAACTCAGGTGGATTATTGTCTTTCAACCATTCTTTAGTCTGTGGGCTAAACTCTACTCTTTCATACCACATACATTCCTTTGAGTAGTAATCATCAGCATTATAAAGCCCCAAACCAAAGTTAGCTGCGGGTGCTGCCATTTCAGCTAGTATATTACTACACCCCGTTAAGCACATCAGGAAGACCATCACGATCCCTGACCTCAGCTTTAGCTTTGTCAATTTCTTTCTCCACTTCTTTTGCAGCGGCCATACCCTTAGGATGATTAATATTATTAAAGATATTACCAGCCATCCAATTAAATATAGGCCACAAAGTGCTCAGTACAGGTATTTTCTGTACCCAACGATCTGGCAAAGAACCTGTAACGGCTGTAAATACCAGTACAATTTCGCCTACAATTTGAAACCACTCTTGTCCCATAAAAGCATCCATTACTACTCTACTCCATTATTAAGGTGAACAAACAAAATAACCTAGACTCCAACCTACAACCACCATTAATGCCATCATCCAAGGAAAACCCTTATACATATCCATTAGAAATTCCTATCCATTAGATGTGCGTTAGTAATAAGAGACATAGGTATATTTCCATATCCCTTGTATTTACCTTTCTCACTCATATCTTTATTATATCCAATAACAACATGGTCATTAGACACTCCTAAGAGAAAACCACAAGATTCATATTCAGCCTTTTGTATATCTAAAGTATCTACGGTTATTTCATCACTATCATCATAGGGATCAAACCACTCAATAATTATTAATCTATTAATATTATCTTTATTATTCAAAAGGTTTCTTGTTAATTTACAATTAGCCTTTCTTTCAGTCATTCTTTTTAGTCTCCAATAAATGCTGTAAGATAATATTTAAGTCAGTTCTAATAGGGGCTAACTGTGTTTCTAAATAAATACGGTCAACCTGTTTAGATTCAAGTTTATCTATTCTCTCATGAGCTATATCAATAGACTTGAATAGACGTTTAAAAAACCATACTCCCATAGCGGCAAAACTAGCAACGGTAGCTAGTACAAGTTCATTTAGTTTTTCCACCAGTTCCCTTTCTATTTTCGATAACTCGTACATCAGTTACTTTATCCTCTTTGGATTTCTCCAATTCATTTGCCCTTTGGTGTAAGGCAGATATATCAGATTTGTACTCTTGACGCGGCACAGTAGTATGTTGTATTTCGTCAATTCGCCTATCTGTTTCATGAAGGAGTTTAGAGTGTACCCCTAAAGCTGAACTATCTGCTTTGTCTTTTTCTAAGGCATCGACTTTAGAGGTAATTCTATTAATGAAAAACCAACCAATTCCTACAAACAAAGCCCACGCTGACTCTAGAACCTTGGCTATATCCATTCATTACGGCTTAGTAGGCCATGTGACATCAGCATATACAGTGTTGCTTGCTGGTATATCACGCAAAGCCTGTCTGTAAGTTTTCATATTGTCTGCCATCGTCACATCACCAAGTCCAAAGTGATCTGTCTCTCTCAACAACGTATCTCTACGTTGACGAATCTGAGCCATTTCCCTTGATGGTGCTTCATCAGACCAAGCTTTTTCTTCCGCATCTCTAGCAGTTTCTTCTTCTGCGGTAAATTGAACATTAACTCCGTCTACATTTTTAAATCTAGGCATAATAATTTTCCTTTTTAGTTGTTGTTATAAATTAAGAGTGAGCTATTCCCCAAACTGTCATACGTCCAGAAGTAATTGTTCCCGTAGATGGATAGAATTGCACACGATCAACGGTGATAACAGATAGACGAACACCGAGAACTTGGCATATATATCCTTCATCAGTGTTAGTTACATATTGCTGATGCCCGGAGATTGTCGCATAACCTGTTAGATTGGATAATATAAAGTTAAACCCGCCCATCATGCCACCACTACTCTTCCATGACGCCCCGTTACCTAATACCTGAATTGTACTAGCATGTTCATCAATTTGAGTATAATTACCAGTAGCCACTGTGTATGTCTCAAAGTTACCCCAACTGTAGTCCGAGGCTCCACTATCAATGCCCCCACTGTCTCCTAATCTCATGTACCCTCTTGCGCCTGAGGTTGTTGTAGAAGTATAGAGGTCTGTGCCAATTATTGCGTATTGGTCATACGTTGAATCTATCCCAGTAATTGTTAAAGAAGCAGAACTACTTGCTTCAGCAGTACCGATTAAATTCCAAGCTCCCCCACCCGAAGGGGTTGTCCACTCAGGAGCAGTTGCTCCACTATTCATGGTCAATGATTGCGAAGCTGTGCCTTTAGCCAACCTTTGCAGACCCGATCCATCACGATATAAAATATCACCCTGAGTTGTAATTGTTGTACCAACGTCCGTACCATTACT